ATGATCTAAATATCCCTGAAAACGTTAGCGTAAGTCATGATTAAGGGCGATCAGGTCATAATCGGTCAACCGCCGATCGATCTCGGCTCAGATCGGCTGCTATCGGTTTTGCCGCCGTCAACAGCTGCCACTTATGGCAATCCGACACCCAGAATCCATACTCCGCTTAATGATTTACCGTCTAGGGGCTTCGATTTGATCGATTTAGCCGCTGAAATACTCCCAGAGGGGCTTATGCCATGGCAAAAGTTTGCGCTGGAGCACACGCACAAATACAAACCCGACGGGCGCTGGAATACGCCTACAAATTGTATCGTCGTCGCACGTCAAAATGGCAAAAGTTTTTTACAGCAAATCAGAATTTTAGGCGGCTTATTTTTATGGGACGAGCCGCTTCAAATTGGATCAGCTCATAGATTAGCAACGTCGCTGGAGCAATTTCGCCAGCTAGTTAACCTAATCGAAAGCTCAGAAATGCTATCTAAGCGCGTACAGCGTATTAGGTGGAGTCATGGCTCAGAGGAAATCGAAGTTAAAGGTACGACCGGGCAAATTAACCGATTTATCGTAAAGGCTGGCGGCTCAGCTGCTCGAGGCGTTTCTGCGCCATCGGCAATCCATTTAGACGAGCTTCGAGAGATGAAAGATTTAGAATCTTACGCCTCTTTGAGATATACGCTTATGGCTGCCAAGAATCCAATGATTATGAGCTACACAAACGCGGGCGATTCGCACTCGGTCGTTTTAAATGCGTTTCGAGAGCGTGGGCTTGCGGCTGCGGCTGGAGCTGACGACGACATCGGGTATTTTGAGTGGAGCGCACCGACCGACGATATTCAGCTCGAATCTAATTGGCTTGCTGCCAATCCTGCGATCGGTCACACGATTAACATCGACAACATACAGGCGGTTCTAAATGATCCGCCCGAGGTCGTACAAACCGAAGTCTTATGCCGATGGGTTCAAACTATCTCGAGCATTATTGGAGCAAACGAGTGGAATAATTGCCATGATGAAAGCGTCGATCTTGATCCTGAGAAGCTGACATGGCTGGCGCTTGATATTTCACCGGATCGCAAATTCTGCGCGTTAGTTGGCGCTCAGAAATTAGGCGATGAACGCTTCGTCGTAAAGCTGCTCCACACATGGGAGAATTCCGTACAGCTCGACGATCGAGAGATCGCAAATGAAGCTGCCAAATACTGTCGGAAGTACCCGCTAGAGTATTTGCTATACAGTCGCCGAACTAGCGGCGCGGTTGCGGCTAGATTTCAGCCAGCGGGTATTCCAATTTTTGACATGGACTCGGTTTATCCTCAGAGCTGCGACGAGCTATTGGGTGCGATCAATTCCGGGCGATTGCGTCATCGAGGACAGAGCGATTTAACTAAACAAATTCTTTCGGCTGTCCAATTAAAGCGCGGCGATGGTGGCTGGGTAATCGGACGTCGAGCTTCGCAAGCTGCGGTTTGCGCTGCGGTAGCGACGGCGCTAGTGACACACTTCGCGACACGCCCAGAGATGGACTTCGATATAATGACAGGTTAGTGATATACGCCTGACACAATTCGCGCATGGGTATTCGTGATCTCTTTGCGTCAAGGGTTGAAGCTGTAGTGCCGTCTCAAAATTCCGATATTGAGGCTTCAGTTTCTCCAGTCTTTGCGCTTGATTCGATCTATACCTTTAACGGTGGCGCTACTCAGGCAACGCGCGAGGAAGCTATGAGTGTTCCTACGATCGCTCGTGCTCGCGGGATCATCTGTTCGTCCATTGCTTCGATCGGGTTACAACTCCGGGATAATACGACGGGGCTAGAAGTGCCAGCGCCCCGCGTAATTCGTGATCCCGATCCACGCGTACCGGGTAGCGCAACCTATGTTTGGACAGCTGAGGATTTATTATTTTACGGTTATGCCTATTGGCAAATTACCGAATTATTTGCCGACACTATGCGTATTCGTTCCGTTCAGCGAATCGTGCCAACACGCGTCGGCGTATTTTTAAATAATAACGGAACCGAAGTTATGTATTACACGATTGACGGAAAACAAATTCCTGATTCTGGTGTTGGATCGTTAATTGTATTTTATGGAAATGACGAAGGATTATTAAATCGCGCGGGTCGCACAATTCGCACAGGTGCGGAGCTAGAACGCGCAGCTGCTAACTATGCGCGCGAGCCAGTTCCATCAATGGTATTAAAATCAAACGGCACAGCGCTACCAGCTGATCGAATTGCTAAATTGTTAGAGTCATGGGGCGTTGCTCGACGTAATCGTTCGACCGCGTTTTTAAATGCGGACGTCGAATTACAGACAGTCGGATTTGATCCTGAAAAATTACAGCTTGCCGCTGCGCGTTCATACATCGCAACAGAATTGGCAAGGGCGATTGGTATTCCGGCATTTTACGTTGACGCCGAAACTGGATCAAGCATGACGTACTCCAACGCGAACGTTACTCGCAAAACTTTGCTTGATTTCTCTTTGATTCCGCTAATGACAAGCATAAGCACTCGTTTATCTATGCCGGATTTCGTTCCGTCAACACAATCAGTTCATTTTAAATTAGAGGATTACTTACGCGGAAGCGAAGCCGAACGTGTAGCAATTTACAAAACATTATTTGAAATCGGCGCAATCAGCGTCGAGGAAATCCGACAAGCTGAGGACATGATCAAATGAAACTAAACATGCCGCTAACAATTACGTCAGCCGATAGTGAATCTCGCACTATCACCGGACGAGTCGTAACGTGGAACGAAACTGGGGCAACGTCAGCTGGACTAACGACGTTTAAACCAGAATCTATTGCCACAAAAAACGTTAAATTATTACTAGAACACGATCGCACACGACCAATCGGAAAGGTTTTATCAATGACCGCAACCGAACAGGGAATCGACGCGACATTTAAGATCGCGGAGACAACAGCCGGAAACGACGCATTAGTGGAAGCCGCGACAGGTCTCCGCGATGGTTTTAGTGTCGGCGTTAAAGTTAACGCACACGATTTCGTCGATGGCGTCCTGGTCGTCGCAAAAGGTTCGCTCGATGAAGTCAGTTTGGTTTCTGATCCTGCGATCGATAGCGCTCGCGTTAGCCAAGTAGCTGCGAGCGAAACAGAGACCGATGAAGTCGAATCAACCGATGAGAATTCTGATCCTACAAATGAGGAAACAGAAGAAACAAATCCAACAACCGAAGGAGAACAAGTGTCAGACACTACCGTTCCAGAGAGCGCCGCTGCCGAAACGGTAGAAGCGTCTAAGCATGTACCAATGGCGTACACCGCGCCACGTTCACCTATTGTCGATAAGGTTTCTTATTTACAGTATTCACTCAAGGCGTCAGTTTTACACGACGAGGACGCTCGCCAATATGTCAAAGCTGCGGATAACACAACTTCAACAGCTCCGGGCATGGTTCCAACACCTCAGAGCCGCACAGTTATCAACGCGTTAGCAAATGCTGATCGCGGCATGATCGACGCACTATCACGCGAAGCTCTTAGCGCAACAGGTATGACTTTTGAACTTCCAAAGGTCACAGCTGTGCCAACCGTTTCAAACATCGCTGAAAATGCTGCGGTTACAGAATCAAATTTAAGCGCAACTTACATTTCAGTTTCAGTAAACTCATTTAAGGGTCGCGCAATCTCAACAGTCGAACTTATCGATCGTTCAGACCCAAGCTACCTAACAGCGTTGCTCCAGAATCTTGAGTTCGCTTACGCAAAAGCTACAGATCAATTCGCTGTCGGAACTATTGCTGGAGCTGGTCAACAGACAGGCGTTAACGCTAACACAGCTGCGGGATTCCTTGCTTACACATCACAAGCCGCTGGCGCTGTTTATTCATCGTCACTCGGCTTCGCTCGTAACCTAGTAGTTAGCCCCGGACAATGGACTAATATCATGGGTTACAACGACAATGGCGCACCTCTTTACAATGCGGCGCAACCATCAAACGCGGCTGGAAATGTTCGTGGCGATTCACTTCGCGGCGTAGTTTCACCGGGTCTAAATCTATTCGTTTCACGTTCAATCGGAAACGCTGGCCCAACTACATCGACAGGCGATTTCTCAATGGTCGTCGTCAACCCAGACGCATGGACATGGTACGAAAGCCCACGTTTTGAGCTGCGTACTAATATCCAATCCGATGGAACCGTCGATATTCTTTACTACGGTTACGCGGCAATCGCTCCAAAGATTCCATTTGGCGCATGCTGGAACCAGACCTGAGATAACTAAATAATCATCGGTCGTTTCGCTCCCGAGGCGACCGAGCAGAATCGAGAGAGGAACGCTAATGCCACAAATAGTCACAGCGCAAGAACTTCGCGACGTGCTAGGTGTTAGCGTTTCTCTTTACTCGGACGCATATCTGGATCTGATGATCGAAAGCGCCGAGGGCGCGATCTTGCCGTTGCTAACTGGTTATCAGTCAGCAATTACAGGAATCGAAGTCAAAGATGGCATGGCGTTTTACACAACTCAACGCATAAATTATTTCGTACCGGGTCAAGCTGTCATTATTTCGGGCTGCGGAGCTGCGTTTGATTTAACCGTTACGGTCAACGATCACAGAATCGCGCCATACATATTTACAACAGCAACAGCAGCACCAGATCAAATCTTTACACCTAAAATTCCAGCTGGTCTAGCCGTACTTAATGGCTCAACAGCTGACGATCTATATTCAGGCGTCGCGCCAGTAAAGTCGGCGCTCCTAGTCGTATCGGTCGAGGTCTTTCAGTCGATCACAGCTCCGGGCAATACTTCGGCACAGGTTGACTTTAATCCATCGCCTTTCGTGCTAGGACGCTCATTACAAAATCGCGTAGTCGGTTTATTAGCTCCATTTATCGACGTCGAAACTATGGGTCAATAATGCCTACCAGTATTCAGGCTGACGTTCGTGCGCCACTAGCGACCGCTCTCGCTGGCGTAACGGCTTCGGTCTATGAATCAGTACCCGAGGCGGTTATTCCGCCCGCTGCGATCATCGTGCCGGGTACTCCATATTTGGAAACAACGTTAATTAGCAGCTCGATCCAACTAAAGATCAATTTTACAATCTCAGCCGCCGTCGCATATAACAATAACGCGGGCGCTCTCGATAATCTCGAGAAGCTAGTGATACAGATTCTCGCGGCTATTCCGTCGGGATATATTGTCGGCGACGTATCGCGTCCGTCGATCGTTGCGTTAGGTTCGAGTAATTTACTTATTTCGGATATTGACGTTAGCACTTACTACAAACA